GGTATCGACCATACGGAATTACAGGAGGCGGATTACCTGCTAAATCGCCAACGTATAGGACTGCCATTATGACACACCGGCTATCAGGATTTGGGTCAGTGAGGTAGGCGTGCCGCTGATTGAAGTAGGTAGAGAAGTTAAACCCGTACCAAGCGACGAGGCTCGTAATGTTAAGTTGTTAGCGGTAGGCGTAGAGCCTGCGTTGGCGAGCGACGAGGTGGGTACATTTCGGAAGATTGCGGCACCCGAACCGCCAACACATAGCAGTCCAATCCAATAGATGCCAGAAGTAGTTACGGTGTAGGGAGTGCCTACCGCCTGTTGCTGGAAAGTAGTAGTGGAAATGCTTGCCGTCGTTAGTCCACTCGTCACGGCAAGAAGTGTCGTGGCGTTGTAAAGACCAAGGTACATAAGCGTTCCTGTTCCCGCCGCAGACGCCGCAACGCCGATATTCGTGACTACGGTTCCGGCAGTTAAATATATTGCTTGGTAGTAGCCGACTCCAGCGGTCAAGCCGAAGCCAGTATTCGCCGTGTACGTTCCAAAGTCGAACGTCCAGCCTTTTAAGTTAGCCACCTGAGGCGGGGCAGTTGCGCCAGCAGTTGCGCCTTGAGCACCTTGAGCGCCCTGCGCTCCTTGAGAACCTTGAGCGCCCTGCGTTCCGTTGGTTCCGTTTGTTCCGGCGGTGCCTTGGTTACCTTGATTACCTTGGAATCCTTGAAAGCCCTGATTGCCTTGATCGCCCTGAAAGCCTTGATTGCCTTGACTACCCTGACTACCTTGAGCGCCTTGAGCGCCTTGAGTTCCAATTACTGAAGTGTAGGTAAGACCAGTAGCCCCACCATTAACTACTAGGGCCTGACCAGCAGTTCCAATGGTACTAAGTCCAGTTCCACCGTTAACGGTTGGCAATACGTTAATCAACTGGTCTGCGCTGTTGGTGGAAACCATGTACCACTGAGAACCGTTGTAGTTCACAAAAGAGTAAGCCCCGCCAGCAGGAACGGAGAAAGTGGTAACGCCGGTTCCCGAACTTAGGGGAATCATGGACGGAGTGAAACTCAAAGTCAACGCTACGGAGGCTTTGTTGATGACAGTCCAGTTGGAACCGTCAATTGGGTTGGACGGGGCGGTGAGAGTTTGACTTGCCGTAGAACCGGAGAAGATGGTTATTTCATTACGCCCCACCGTTGCCGAAGCAGTACGAAGCGACAGGTGCGACGAGATGGTAGTGGTCCAAGTGCCGGGTGTCCCAGCAGTTGTGCAAACCCAGATGGTTCCCGTCTGATCTACAATGAAATCGCCAACGGCAAAAGTACCTGACGTGGGTGCTCCGTTAACGGTACCGCCAACATATCGAGTAGCAGTAGTAGCGCCAGTAAGTCCAACCGGATAACCTTGGTTTCCGTTATTACCCTGAAACCCTTGGTTGCCCTGTGTTCCCTGTGATCCGGTACTGCCCTGCGCTCCCGTAGCACCTTGAGCTCCTGTCGAACCCTGCACTCCCGTAGAACCCTGCACTCCCGTAGAACCCTGGGCTCCAGTGCTGCCTTGTGTCCCCTGCGTGCCTTGATAGCCCTGACTTCCCTGCGCGCCAGTGCTGCCTTGTGTCCCCTGTGCGCCAGTTGAGCCTTGAGCGCCAGTCGAGCCTTGACTTCCGGTTACACCCTGAGTTCCTTGAGTACCTTGCGTACCTTGCGTACCTGAAGTACCTTGAAACCCTTGATTGCCCTGTGATCCAGTCAAACCTTGGAATCCCTGCGTACCCTGTGAGCCGGTAGAACCCTGCACACCTTGAGATCCCTGTGGCCCGGTTGAACCTTGGAAGCCCTGGTTGCCCTGCGAGCCTGTGGTGCCTTGTGCGCCTTGTGTTCCCTGTGCTCCCTGTGGTCCGGTGTTGATTAGAGCTTCTGAGCTCTGCGTCCAGTAGTTCGTGCCGTCGTATGAAGCGCAGATGTTGTAGATGTAATTGCTCGGTACGGTGAGAACTGCCTGACCGTTGGCGCCAATGTCGGCTGAGGTAGCGGTGGCGTCGGCAGTGCCAGATGGTTGAGCGGTCCCCTGTGCTGGGACGTTTGTATATCCGAAGCGACTGATGTTCCAAGCCGTCACCACGACACCATTGACCGGGCCAGCGACTCCTGCGACGTTAATGACGATGGTAGAGCTCATGAATTGGCTATCTCCAAGACTGCGGTGCGGACGGAAGCGTAAACCTGCGTGATCTGGCCTGAGCCTTTAAGTGTACGAGGGTAGAGCGCTTGAATGTCGATGTCTTCTCCGCCGGGGAATGTTCCTTCGCCCCATTGGAAGATGTAGCCGGTGCCGGCGTAGGGTCCGGTGCTGGTCGCAGCTGTGCCGGCGTTACGGTCGGCGCGGATGTAAGCCACGAGCGCATCGAGGAAGGTGTCGGAATCGGCTCCACAACTCTCGGACTTAACTGCGGCGCTACGAATGAAGCAATCCATGATGAGTTCGTACTCGACCACTTTGCGACCAGTCGTCGGTCCACCCATCGCCGCTCGACGTTCCATCTGCTTGCCGATGTAGAGGAAGATGACGGCGCCGGTGTTGTGACCGGGATCCTCATTGACGAAGAAGTCACCCTCGGGCGTGAACTTGGCCGGGTGAGGGTAGACGTTACTGAGGTACGGAATGGACGTGCCTGCGCCCTGTGAGAGATACGAGGCGACCGCCGCTCGAATAGTGGAGCGAGACACTTACTGGTCCTTTGTGACAATGGCGGCTGCAAAGAGAACGATTGCCAACAAGCCGAAGGTCAGGCCTACTGCGTAGATGCCGATCATTATGAGCGTCCCCAGACTTGGAGGAAGGCGTGAAGCAGTTCCTCGGCGCGAGCGAGATCTTCGCTTCCCATGTCGGTCTTGCCGCCCACGCTCATCGGGTCGCCGGTCTCGGCGATGACGAGGCCACCTTCGCCACGTTGCTTGATGCCAGCGACGACGAGGTGGATGACGGCCTGCTTGATCGAGGCCGGAAGCACTGAGACATTCGTTCCGAGTTGGTGATTGTAAAGCAGGCCGGATGCGAAGTTGAGAGTCTGACCAGAGATGCTGGAAATCTTGATGGTCTCGGTGTTCAGGCCATCCCAGATCTGCACCGTCTGTCCAACGTACGCGCCTACGGTCGAGCCAACGGTGATCGAGGTTGAGCCTGCACTTACTGAGGCGGTGCTGAAGGCGTTAAAGAAGCCATTGACGTAGGTGTACGTGATGAAGTCTGCCTGAGCGCCATATGAGCCGCCAGCTGCTCCGAAGGACAGTGGGCCGGCGCTCGTCCAGTTGAAGGCTCCGGAGAGAACGGTGAACTGGCGATCCTCGATCCAGACGTTGCTCGAGGAGACGGGGATCGAGGTCTGCGCGGATGGCACGTTACCGATGGCGACTGAGTCAACCTCGAGGATGGGCCAGTACGCCGGGTGGATGACGTAGAAGCCTTGGCGGTTCTGACGGTAGCGGCCTTGCTCGGTGTTGAGCGTGGCGCACATTGTTCCCAGCGGACCCATAACGATGTTGTCGGCCTCGGCTGAAGCCATGAGGATCAACTGAGCCAGCGCGTCGTCTTGCTGTGCTTGCGTGCCAGCAGGCACGAGGTTTGAGAAGTCGATGGATGATGCGATCGGCGAGTTCTGAAACTCCGTCACGGTGATGTACGGGACTCGGTTGTCGTAGGAGATGTTTGCTGGGTTGATGCTCATGATTGGGCCTCTAGTTTCGTGCCGCCGCAACGACCGCATGAGTCTTTGATGATCGCAACGAAGCCGCAGCTCGTGCAGGTGTAGCCAGGGGATCCAGCACCGATGCGGATGCCTCGAGTCGTGAAGTCTCCGGTCTTACGCATCAGGGTAGCGACGGCTGGGTTGTCCACGTTGAAGACGCCATCTTTGCCTCGGGTCGCAACGACGGAGTCGCCTATCGACACCTCCTTTGCTCCATCTTCGGGGCCAAGTAGTTGAGGCATTGACAGACGACTCCTTCGGTTGCAGTTAGGCGTCCGTCGGGGGGTCTCCTTGTGGGGAGACAACCGCTTGGTGAGAAACGGGAGAGACCGCCCCGACGAACTACCTAAACAGTAGTGGGTGACTACTGAATACCAGTGATGGAACCTGACCAAGCCGGAGCCCGGTGGATCATGGTGCCGTATTGGTACGTGCTGATGTCATATGACATCTGGATGACGGGCCACTCGATGACGTTCATGTCAGTGACATTCACGACCTGAGTGGTCTCGCTGATTCCGCTGTCCGGGAAGGGCAGGGTCTTGCTCCAGATGATCGCCGATCCAGCAGGCGCGTATGGGTGAGCTACTACGTCAACCATGCGGCCTGTGTATTCGTTAGCGATTGCTGAGACAACCGAACCGATGGTCACTCCGTCGGAGCCAGCCTCAAGGTTGAGACGGTAGCCGGTGGCGTTGCCCTGCTGCTGGATGCTCTTAGCAAGTTCGCGACGAATCGCACCAGTGGTGATGATCATCTCTGGGTCAGCGATGACGGAAGCGTAGAGGCTACCGAAGGCGTTTTGGAACTCTGCGCCCGGCTCCGTTGTGGAGAGAGCAGCGTTCAGGCGGTTCGTGTAACCACTTTGCGTTGGGTCCGTCAGCACCGTGAGCAAGCCGTCGTAGCCAAGGCTGTTAGCCGAACCATCCGAGGAAGGAGCGGTGTAGGAGCCTGAGCCAGCGGTCAGCAACGTTGTCGATGAGCCGGTGAATGTCACCTTGTTGGTGTACGTGCCACTTGTCGTACCGAAGTAGACGTTCGTAGCAAGTGCCGCAGCTGGGATAGCCGAGAAGGTCAGCGTGACCGAGTTGTTCGATCCGGTGACTGCTTGGCTCTGCTCAGCGGTAGCGACAGACTCGCCAACACCCGATGAGTAGGTCAACTTGAAGTAAACGGTGTCAGTTCCACCGACGAACGTGCCGCCTGTGGTCGTGGCAGCAGCCTTGGTCAAGTTGGCTGAGGTGACAACTGGGGTCGCCAGTGCGCCAACGTATCCGGTGCCAGATGAACGGCTGTAGAGCAAGTTGCGCTCTTCGCCGAGCATGTGAGCCCAGAGAGCAGCCGTGTGGCTGAGTTGACGGAGGTCGGTGTAGCCCTGACCTGCGTACTGTGCTTCCATGAAGACTTCGTCCGACACACCCTGCTCGACGTATGAAACGACGTGACGGTCTGCGGCGTAGGAGATCTTGTTAGGACGCTGAAGGCTGGGGCCACCTGATCCACCGAACTGCGTCGAGGCCGTAGCGCTCGAGAAGAAGGTGCTGAGGTTGGCAACGCCACCAGTGTTCGAGTTCGAGACACCTGTGATGCGACGGTATTCCTTAGCCTGACCGATGCCACCGATGCGGCTGATCGAGTTGCGAAGGATGAATGAACGAGGAACCAAGAGAGCAAGCGCTGGGTCAAGGTCGTAAGGAACGAGACCGAGGTTGCCGTAAGGCGTCGTGTTCAACGGGTTGCTGAGCGTCCAGTCCTTCTGAATGTCAGAGAGACGGTCGAGGGCACCCTGAACTTCAGCAACGGCTTCAGGCGACATGGCCTTGGTCGTCATCTCGGAACGGAGTGACTCGATCTGGGACGTGGGGTTGACGTTTCCAGTCTTTACGATGCCTTGGTAGCGCTCGAAGCGTACCTCGCCACGGGAAGCCTGTGCGTAGGCGTCGGCGTGGCACTTAGACATAGCGGACTTGAACGCCTCGAAACGGTCAACGCGCTGCTCTGCCGGCAGGCCGGCGAACATGTCGTTGACTGAGGGAGCTGCGAGAGCCATGTTAGATCCTTAAAGGGTTAGGCGCCGATGATTTCGGACGCGGTTTTGTCGAGTTGTGCGGCCTTCAGTTGGTATTGCGCGGACAAACTGGGGTCGCTAATTTGCTTTGCCATTTGGCGGAAGTGTGAAGCCTCTGCCTGCATCCGCTCCGCCTCGAAGGCCTTGGAGGTTTGCATCTGCGTCCGGGACTTGACAGGTCCTCCCGGTGCAGCCATTTCCTTCACCCGGTCTAGTTCAGCCTCTAGGAGTTCGATCCTCTGCGCTGCTTTCG